GCTATTCTGGTTATAACAAATTTACCCCCACCAGTCATATTCACGACCAGATCCCTGGTGGGGTTGAGGTATATCTGACCTCTAAAATAATTCGAGCCAATTGCGTCTCAGATTTTCATAATTCGGTATAGCCAAAGCTTTTCCTACTGGGACAGACCTAATTGTGCTCACAAATTTTTCATACTCCTGCTTACCATTGTGCCACGCCAAAAGACACAGGGATCGTACGTGATCTTGAGTGTTTCGTGCGTCCTTGGTCCATCGAATAGATTCGTGAATCTCCTTCATTGGCATGGTAGGATGGATCAAGAAAGGGAATTGCTCATCGGGCAAGAAGCCTCTTTTGAGAAAGGTTGCATTGCCCCAATTTACCTCATTGAAGCAAGGAGATTTGTCTGCAGGAGTCATAGTCAAACCATACTCTTTGCCTGTTCTTGCCAATTCCAGGCAATCGATTGGGAAAGGATAACTAGCAAGCACATCATCCCCGTAGGCGACCATGTTAAGCTCGTCCAAATCAATGCCCTTGAATGTTTTTATGAGCAATGTCCTAATTATGATGTTGTTGATCATTGAGTTGAAAATGGATGTTCCTGAACAGCCTGAGGGCATTCCACCAAGTACACAGTAAGTTTTATTGCGGTATACATGGTGTGTATGGTTAATCCCCTCTATAAGGGAGACTGCCTCCTCACTATAGCCCACCTCCCTGAGGACCAGCTCCAGTGCTCTAAACCAGACTGGACTGAGACTAGCATCATAGCCTGAGTAATCAAATGCAAAGAGTGAACCTGGAAGCAGGATTGGTAGTTTACTCCAGAATGTATCCGGGTTGCATCCCACAGCTGAGCCAGTTATGGTTCCTGGATTTGCGTGGAAAGTCTCGTACAAGTGACCAAAGGCCATTCTGAGGTACACTGAGTCATTTAGACTACTAGCCTCGATCAGGCGGGATTTTCCTTTCTTAATCTTATCTATCGAGCGGAGCTCATCCTTGACATAGGTAGAGTAAGGAAGGTCAAGGCCATACTTGTCCATATAGAATTTCATCTTACTCACATCTCTGGTAGTGGGATCTAAAATATCTCTCTTCTTTATTCCCAGAGCACTGTAGGGGTAGCCCGCGCTGGTGTGGAGATCAATGGCCTCAAGGTTCTCAGTACCATAGCAAGCTTCCTCCATACTCATTTGAGAAGTGTTGATGTCCAGTTGCTTCAACTGATTTGCATAGTGGAGGGCCGCCTCTTTGATGTACTCGTCAGGCTCATGCAGTGTGTTCCCTACATACTTGGAGAATAAAGCCTGCTCAAAGTCCACTTCAAGGCGTGGGTCTCTGCTATGCAAGACTGCTGGTTCTTTGTTCCCCTCAAAGACATCATGGAACACACTGGGTTCGAGCTTAGTGCGAGTCGGCCCATTGATGTTGAGTCTGCCTGTCTCTTTATTGGGCTTGACCCACTGGATCTCTCCTTGCTCACTGGCAAAATAACTCCTCTTGAGTCCTGCACAAAAGCCCTGCCTGCCATTGCCACCAATATGTATGCCGATAACCTTTCCAACAGATGTCACCACTCCACCACATTGTCCAGCCTTAGTGGGAAAGTTGTACATCATGGTACGATGGGTGGGTTTTCCGCTGAGGTTTAGGAAACCGTATTGCACAACGTCACCCACTGGCACGAACATGGAGGGCATGTGCTCTGTGTTGATCACTAGGGTGGCATCACTGGCAGCGCTAATGTTTTCTGGGATGAACTTGGTGATGTCTCTGAACTTCTCATTGGTATCAAGAGTAACCAGGGTCAGTTCTAAGTTGACCCCTTGTTCATCCACCAACTCAACAGCATCTAAGATGTTTATAAGCTTGTGTTCTACCCATATTGTCTTCCCAGGCTGCGAGTGTCGCGGGAGGACAGCCAAGCGATCTCTAACACCTAGCATAGTGAAGTGGCCTTGGTCTGTCTGGACTTGTCTGATGTTCCTCCTAAGCAATGAGAGAGCAAAATCAAGACTTGGGCCTTGCACTGTCGCTGTGCGGAGTATAGGTTTCTTGAGTGTTTGCTTAGGGGCACCAGAGTATGCACCTTGGAACCCTGCAAACAATTTGTAGATAACATACACCAGTGAAACAACTGCTACCACAGTGGCAATGGACTGCATGATCAACACCGCCCTATTAAGGTGCCGCTCGACATTGGTGGGAGTTTCTGGGATGATCCAGCCTTGGTCTCTGCAGTATTGACGCACTTCCTCACTGTCCACACTAGCGAGGAGATCACTAATGGCATCTGGGGCTGGCTTTTCCTCAAGACTGATTCTAATGGGCCTAAACTTAGGTGGACCCTGAAACAAGGCTTCGATTGTATTACCAATAGCATATCTGTTATTGTACTCTCTAATGAGTTCGGAGACCACCGTGTCCACACTGTATCTGACCTTGGATTTCCTATCTCTGAGTTGAATGGCTTTCCCACACACCAGTGGGCTGCAGCGCTTGAAGTTTGCAGTGTTGTTTTCAGAACATAATCTGGCGGCCCGTCCTGCATCCAATCTGCCCAAATCTGTCTTGTATGAGTCTGTCACCTCAATGTCACAGTCCATATAGAATCTGCGGCGGATGGCATCAGAGTCGGACACCGTTGGCACTATGATGTTGCTGGCATTGGTGGACGCAATGACGAATTTGGATGTGAAAGAAACTCCTTTTTCTTCTAGGGAGGCCATTGGTGGGATAAAGTCCACAGTGGATACCATTTGACAAAATAATGACATATCCTTACCATCAGGATTTTGACACAAATCATCCATAACTGTAACTACTTGTTGTTTGTACCCATCAAAGTGATCTGGGTCTGGGGGAAGTGAATACACACTGGAGTGGTACTTGTCGGCTATTGCCCGGGCAATGATACCGGTTGCCAAAGATTTCCCAGTACCTGGTGAGCCCCTGATGATGAGACATACAGGTTCAATACGGTGTTTGCTCTTGAACTGCATGTAGTTATTCATCCTTTTCTCCAGGGCGTAGACCCTCTTGGCTTCTGTAGCGTACAGTGGCTGAAATTTGCGGCAGAAATGGGCAAGGTATGACACATTTCCAAACATTGCTTCAAGGTCCTCTTGTGAAGCAGCAGATTGTTCTAGGTTTGAGATCTGGTTCTCTAATAATGGTAGCTGTTTCAGGTTGTTCAAGAATTCAACCTTTTCCTTAGCTGCTGGTATAATCTTCTCCTTGAGCCAATCAATGAACTTACTAATTTTGTTAGATATCCATTCTAGCCCTTTGGCAGCATTAGCCATGTCGTTGAATTTTTTTAGCCATGATGCGCTCTGTTTCTGAGCAATGGGGATGCCCAGAATAGATGCTGTCTTAGCCTTGATCCAAGCCCAAGGGCTGCCATGACACCCAATTAGAGCCAGAGTTGCTGTGAGAGTGACCATATCGTAATCACTCCTGATCACAATCACTAGTGCAGAAATGAGCTTAATTAAGTTTTTAAGAATCTTCTCAACTGCACCCTCAGATCCTATGAGGTGATTTTTAAGAGCCTCAACCTCTCTGGAAACAGCGTCAGTGAAACCTGTCCCAAACGCATCACCAAGCCCTTTGATGTAATCAGACACTCCTTGTTCCATAGCCTCTTCATCCAGCCACAGGAGGTCTCTAACATCAGCAAAACCAACAAGCCCATTTCCACCTGTAGACACTATACCAACAACACCATGCTGGCACCTGAGAATACCTCCGCAATCTCCAGGCTCGGAATGCCCTACAGCGAGCATGAGGTGCGATTGGTACCTGGCTGGGTAGTACTCACTAGCTTCCACAAAGATTAGACTGGGCTTTGAGAAACTGACTGGGTAGTGCTTTCTTCTTGAGCTGCAATAATACACCCCCGTTTGACAATCGCATCGAGCAATAGTGTCACATCCCTGTGCAGTGGTGGAGGAGACTAAAAGATCCCTTGAGCTGTCTTCCCATACTAAATTGGCCCAGTCATTGTGCGTGGCCAAGTGACGATTGACCACTCTATAGTTACCCACGTAAATAGCACCAGATTGCTGGCCAAATTTTCCTAGTGTTGTTATTTTGTCCCTACTTGTGCTGGTGCATTTGATGTCGTTGCCTTTATAATTTGGATTTGTCTTAAAAAGGTACGGTTGGTTTCTGAGTGGCCGGGGTATCCAGGCCCTGACATGCTTGATTCTCATATACACCCGAAGGGTGATAGAATGGGGGGATTTCTCAGTGCCTACAGTTCTGATGCTAAAGGTGCCCATCATGTTGTTTGGACATTGGCCATAGTCTGCGTCATTCGATTGTGGATGGGCTCCAAACGTTGGATAGCCATCGTAAAACCACTGGTAGGCGCTGGCGGGAGACATGAAGGGTACTGACACTTGTGCCGGGGGGTCAGTCAACTTGACGAAGATGGAAGGATTGGTAGCAGTCTGCCAGGCAAAGGAATCCCGGGACGTAGGTTTTGGAGCTCCGGGAGGCACATACATGTACTGCAACAATTGTGGTACTAGCTCACCGTTTGGTTTGGCAGCTACAAATGTAAACTCTGCATCAAAGCGCATGTATGTGAATAGCTCACACTTACGCCTCATTTGAGCATAACCCATCAAGTCAATATCCCAGTTCACATACCCATCGGTGTTTTGGGTACCTGTGGTGGGCATGGTAATAATACTCACTAGTCCTGCTCGACTGAAAAAGTTGCCAATCGTGGTCTCTTGAGTGGAGTGATGGTTCAACACACACCGGGTTTCTATAAGATTCTCATCCTGTGCATTAGAAGAGGCGCCGGTCTCTGCAGCCTGCAAGGCGGGGACGAGCCCGGTGCCCAATCTGTGCTCACTAGCATTGGTGTTGGCGGCGGTAGGTTCTACCTGTAAGGATGTCAGCGCACGACCAACTCGGGAAGTGACAGCCTGGTCAATCATGTCTGCAATTCCATCACCCTGGATGTTTGCAGATTGCTCAATATCCTCAGTGTCTTTGCACAGTTTCATGGTAAAGTTGTCCTGAGCGGCTGCGAGGGCCACAATATAGGCTGTTGTGGGGGCTCCAATAGGTACGACATAATTTGTCTGATACCATATAGTGATCGTGCCAGTGGTGTAATAATCAAAATAACCGTCCTTGGCGTGCGCCCTATAGTGTGTGTTGCTTATCCATGGTATAACTAGCGTGACTGAGGATTGGAGGCCAAAATCCCATATCACATGGGTTCCCAGCATTGCAGTGAGCCGATCTGCTGGGACCCCACCCCCCGGAGGTGTGTATGCGATTAGCATCTTTCCTGTTGCCATGAACGATCCAGCAAACATGAAAGTGACTTCCAGAGATCCAGACCATTGAGTATAGTACCTACACAACTGTCCTAAAATAGTCGACTGCCACGGTCCATTCCTACCAGGGTCGGCCCTAAAAACAGCACACAATTCCCCCGTCTTACTCTGCACCGAGACAGGGAAGCATAGTCGTTGCATGGGGGTTGTCTCATTACTCTGTAGATTGTTCACCTCCAATATGGTCTCTACCCTGCAAATCTCCAACAGATTGCGCACTTCACCAGGTATGTGTATGGCTGGAGTAGGGTGGAATCCGGGCAAAATGGGAGCTGAGACACCATCATCAGTAGTGAGAAACTGATTAGTACCGGGCTTCAACTCGGTAGGTATCCCCTGTTTGATTGCCTGTCGCAAACCTGCAAATTCAGCGCACATGGGTGCGATGGTGACAGTTATTGGTATTTCTGATGTAGCTCCAGCGTTAAAGTCGAGTGGTACTACGGGCACTACAATTAAGCCAAAGTTGCAATGGTTTAGGGCCGAATCGAATGGTACAGTATTCATGTATGGTACTATGATGGTCGCACAGTTGTTGGTTCGTAGGTTAATCCACTGATGCGGACACACCGTCAATTGACTAAGGGGTACCCCAGCATCCAAAACATAAGGATTTGTAAGTACAGCACCCACCTGTCCTGGCTGGGTGGTGACGTACGGGGGATGTGAGTTCTCGTTACCATCGCCCCCGGCAATGGTGCCCAGCACGTACTCAGGCAGTATGGCAACCAAGAGAGCACCCTGGTGGAATTTGCTGGCATTGCACTGCACGTGCACACAGAATCCGGATCTATACAGATAATGGAATTGCGCATTCTGCCCAAACACGCCCACCTCCGTCAAAACGTCCGGGAATTTCCAGTACCATCCCTTCGAGTCTTTAGCCCACGATTTAGTATCAAGGGTGAAGAACCTATTTACCGACACATCGGGTCTGGTGGGCTTGTCAACAGCTGTGGCATCAGCGTCCTTGCAATACTCGGGCCATTCCCCATATGCTATTATAATGTTTGCAGCTTCTTGTGTAGTGATTGTGGAGTTTCCAATTGTGAGTTGGGCAACTCGATCACTATAACCACAAGCTTCAGCACTGGGTGATTTCAAGGGAGGAGCCATCTCGTGTATGACATCCATCACAGGGTCTGTAAATTTCTTAGGGTCCTGAGACATATCTTGGCGACCCGCGCTGGCAGCATATGCATCCTTGTAATAGTTGATGGTGGTGTAGTTTATAGTAGATCCTTCTGATGCTGAGTTCGAATTTTCGTGGGAACCCGATCGTTGGGTTGAGACTTGTGACCCCATTTTCTAGAATTCAAGTAAAGAATGTATACTAGTGTGTCGAGGGTTTTTCTGGATGTGAGTGGTATATACCCAACAAATAGGTAAATAATAGCTCTGTTGCACACCGGATGGCCAATCCAATAGCTATATGGTAACAATCTTTCAATTGTCACCATAAGCAGCCAGTATAAGAATAAAAGGAAACACGGACACCCAAAGTAGTCGGTTCCGCTGCAGAGTTGCCCGTTACGACACACTGCCCCCTGGGTCGAGGGTATGTGCTCCGCAGTTAGGATTAGCCGCATTCAGGGGCCGGAGGACTACTAACTAGCTCAATAGACTCTTTGCACCATGTCCATATTAGAGCGTCCTGTGGGTTACCCCACAGGCAGGCCGCCAACGCAGCCACTGCCACGGTCGCCCGTGGGGATCGCAGTGACTCATCGACCTGATCTACACGGGGGAAGTGCTGAGCGAAACACTCTGCAACTTTCATGGTGCTACTAGGCTTCTCGAAGTAGTTAGCCGGGTAACGGACGTTTTCTCCCTCAACCGCGTGAGCAGTCTATTGATACTCGGTCCGGGGAAACAGAAGTGCTTGACCAAGACATGGCTGGTGCGCCACGCCTGCTAACGGTCGAAAGAGGTGCAATGCTTCTAAGTTACTGATTGGGGGAAGGGACATAAAACAGGCGCACAAGGATTCCGTAGAATCAGAGTGCTAGCGCCCAGTGGGCCCTGTGGGTGGGTACAACCCACAGGCTGTTTTAA